CTAGAGCCATTCAATAGTAACTTGTTCATCGTCGATATAAATCTTATTAATTAGTGATTTTAAATAAAGTTGCTTTTCTCTGAACTCTAAAGAGTTAAAATCAACTGTTGCTAAATCTGCTAAATTTTCTTGTATCTTTTTATTCTTCTTCAATTCCTCGTTTGCTTCTATTTGAGCCTCATAGTAATTGATTTGAGCATCTATATCAGACATCATAGCATCAAGTTCTGAAACTTCGTAAGAACCGCTGATATATAAATCAAAAAGGCGCTTCTTTTTTGTGTGTTCTATTTTAAGTTTTTCGTTTAAACTATCTAATTCGTCTTCTTTATCTATATTTCTAGAAGCGAAACTATAATTATTTACGCGATCAATGATTAATTCTTCGAGTTTGTCGGCTCTCCAAATTTTGTTTCCGCATTTTTCGAGTTCATGAGTATGTTTATAGGTCTTGCAACTATAATACCTATAATGATATTTCTTTCCGCGAGATACAGTGTCCTTTCTCCGATGGACAAAGCCCAACCCGCATTTACTGCATACTACCAAATTATTTAACAATGAAGCTGATTCTTTATTCATATTTGGATTTTTACCCATGCGAGAAAATATTTCTTGAACTCTATAGAATTGCTCTTCACTGATAATAGGCTCGTGAATACCTTTTACATGAACTTTATCTTTATATGAAACATAACCACAATACAAATCATTAGTTAGCCAGTTGTTATAGCGATTATATGTTCTAACTTTAAAGCCTAATTTTTTTAGTCTTTTCTGTAAAAAAGTAATACTTTGTTCTTCTTCGAAAATATCATAAATCAATCGTAGCTGTTTTGCTTCTTCTTCATTAATGTATAATTTTGTATCTATAACATCATAGCCGAATGTTCTACCTTTCGCAGTCGTTAACGGAAGACCTGCTTCAATACGCTTAATTTTACCCATTACCATTCGATCTCGGATTGTTTCGCGCTCTAGCTGTGCGAATACTGATAATATACCAATCATTGCACGACCGAAAGGGGAACTAGTATCAAGCGTTTCAGACAAACTAACAAACTCTACATTGTTTTTTAAGAAGTATTCTTCAATAAGCGTTATTGTGTCTCTTTGTGAGCGGGATAGTCTGTCTAATCGATATACGACTACAGCATCAATTTCATGTAATTTACTTAGCATTTCATTTAGTGCCGGACGATTCATATTTGAGCCGGAGTATCCGCCGTCAATAAAAATATCGTATACGTCCCAGTCCTTCGAGCGGCACAAGGCTGTTAGCTTTTCAGTTTGAGCTTGTATAGAGTAATTCTCTATTTGTTCTTGAGTAGATACGCGTATATAAATAGCTGCCTTCATTTCCGTTCTCCTTTCGCACATACGTTCTTTTTTCGGTAAAAAGAAAAGCCCGGAGGCTCTCTTTTAAATTTTTGCATGGAAAGTTAAACTCGCATCTGAAAATAAATTGAAAACAATTTCAATGTTTCCGCCTTCGTCAACTCCAGCATAATATTCTGCATTCATATTTTTCCCATTTAATATTTTCCCGGTGGTGTTATCAAGTGGATATCTTGTGCCCATAGTGCTGTTAGAGTCATATACATCAATATCAGAATTGACATAGTATTCATTTCCTGAATTGTTTTCAACCTTATAGCTGACCTTAATCACATTTTTGGGTTTAGTCTCATCGAATTGGTTTCTTTCAGAAGTTTTAGTGGCTGACACAAGCGTAACCGTAATACCACCAAGTGTTTGTTTATCTCCAACACTGTATTCTTTTTTTGTTTGGGCTTTTTCTCTTTCTTCAATAAACGTATTTACGGCAGCTGGAAGATTCTCGTTATAGTGGTTATCTGCTAAAGCTTTTACACTAGCGCCGATTCTATAGCTTATATCAGAAACAGAATCGTAATTAGAGTTTTCTATGTTTTGTTTAAAGTCAGTAAGATTATTTAAATAGTTATTTAAGTCAACTTTAAATGAACTATCAATACTCTTATTATTCATCAATGTTTCTATCTCATCTAATTGCTGTGCTAACTTATTGTTTAATTCATTTACGCCTTGCAAATCTTCATCCGTCATCGAATTAATAATATTAACATACAAATAGCCTGTCGACTCGTAATAGCTTTCAAACTCTTTAGGAGTGAACTTTTCTTTCTCAGACTCTTTGAAATTTGATTTATCATTAGTATCCGTTACTTGTATATCGTTTTTTTCATTTCCGCAACCGACCAAGATAATACTAAAAGCTAATAAAAAACCTGTTAATAAAACAATCCCTTTTTTCATGATTTAGTCTCCCTTTATATTTTATTTTCCCGCGAGCTTCATATTAGTTTTATCAAAAGCACTACTACCAGCCATCTTTGTCTCGTCCTCATATCTTAGTTCAACCATAGGCCTCTGATTGTTATCTCCCCCAAAAAGAGTACCAAGAGCGCGTTGTTGTATTTCACTCCCTAAATAATCTGCAATTTTTTGTTTAGTGACTGCCTTTTCATACTTTAAATCTTCTAACACATAAGCAATTAACATATCATATTCATTTTCGAATGGAACCACTTTTATTAGCACCCCGCTCGAATCAGAAATCAAGCGATCAATGGACTCATTAAATAACTCTATACTATCTGATGTAATTGTAGAGGGTGTAGGTACATCATCTTGAGCAGGTTCTTCTGTTTGCTCATCCTCGGCAGCGTCTTCTTGAGCGGGCTTTTCCGTTTGCTCATCTTGGACAGTATTTTTTTTTTGCTCATTTGCTGTAGTTTCTTCTGGATTATTAATAACATAGTTATACATCTGTACAACTCTTATTAGTGAAAAAGTGATTAGAAATATAGCGGATATAGTCAATATTATTGTGTATTTTCGTCTGTTTTCATTTTTAATAACTTTTATTATAGCAAATGTCAAAGTCGCTAGAGTAGCGAAAAATAAAAGAACCCATATACCATTAAACAAACTTAATATAATTAATAAAAAAATCACCCAAAACCACCATTTTTTTAACAAGTAACTATACTTACTCATCCCGTTATCTCCTTTTTATAAAAACATAATTATTAAAATTACTATGACAGGAATAGTTATCAACAATGTCATTAAACAACCACATCCTGACATTAATTTACCAGATTCTTCCATAATTTCGCCGGCTTTTTGTGCTTTTCCGTTGTTGTTGCTTTGATAAATGATTGGTGTTAGACAGTTAGGACATTGATTTTCGTGATTGTCTAGTGCATGTCCGCATTTAGGGCAATACATATGTTCACCTCGTCAAAATTTATTAGCACCCATAATCATAAGGATAAAAAGAGTTATCCTCCTGGAAAACTTGAATGGTAGAGCCAAAATGTATAATATAATTACCATTATTATACATTAGTCCATATTTTTCTCTATAATTCTCTACTACTTCAATCAAAAATTTTTCAGTAACATTTAAAAAAGTAGCAGCTTCATAATATGTTCTGTAGCCAAGATCGTAGCATAATGCAAGTGTTTGTAAATTTACTAAGTATTCATGAGATTTACGACGAGCGAATTTTTCTTGTTTAATATTATCGATGTTATTAAAATTTGTTATATCCCCAACGGTGTATTTCCAATGCATTGCCTCTTCTATAATAGTACATCTAAGCTCACTTTCTGTTAACGATGGATGCAAATGTACTACTTTATTCTGTATAAGTCCGAAAAGTTTTGTTGGTAAGTTGTTATTAATAACGAAATTCAATTCTGGAAACTCTTTCTTTAATTCATAACTTGTTTTATTCATCAATTAGCCTCCTAATGTTAATTTTTAGGCAACTACTCTTTTTGTGATCTGATAAATTTTAAATATTTTTCTATCTCTATTCGTTCTTCTTCCGTCAAATCATTGTCAATATGCGCAGCTAGTAAGTCGCTGTTGTCGAATTTTTCACGACCTAATAAATAATCAGTTGTTACATTAAAGTAATCGGCTAACTGAACGATTAATTCATCTTTTATAGCACGTTTGTCTGTTTCCCACATTCCTATAGTACTTGTTGAAACATTTAAATCTTTTGCAAGTTGAATTTGAGAGATACCTCTTTTATTTCTCAACTCAGATATTTTTTTGCCTATAGTCATAATATCTCCCTCCTTCTTAAGTATCACTATAAGTGATATTTTAAAAAAAATAAACAAAAATCACAAAAAGTGATTGACAATCACGTAAAGTGATAGTATTATTATCACATAGAGTGATAAAGGCGGTGATTAATATTAATAATCTCAAAAAAATTCGCATTGCTAAAGGTATTACACAATTAGAAGCAGCTGAGGCTATCGGTATTTCTTATAGTTTACTTTCTAAAATGGAAGCAGGTTATCGAGGTAGTTCAGATAAAACAAAGATTAAAGTAGCAAATTTTTACGGAAAAAGCGTTGGAGAAATTTTTTTTAATAAAGAAATCACTAATAGTGATAATAAAAAACTAACCGAAATAGGAGGCTAGAAAATGAAAAATCGTTTAGAAGATATTGTAAATAAAGAGCAATTCATTACATCCCAAATCGGAAAAAAGAAACTTGATGATGTAATGAATGCGCTTGAGGAATTGGAGAATGAGTATGAGCTAGTACCCTGTCAAATTGAGGATATAGCTAAACATTATCGATTGGTAAAACTACTTCCATTTCCTTAACTGACAATTAAAAAATAGGTTTTTGATATTCAACTGCATATTTTCTGAAATTATAGTTGACTTCCCCAACAGTGTTGGCGGCAACATATATTTGCTCAATCAGATCGTTTGCTACTTCCGTTTGACAGAACGGACAAGTAATATGAGATGACTTTACATTCAGGTTTAACGGAAAATTATTTTCACATTGTATGCATTTTAAACTAGCAATTGTTGTTTTCATATTATCACCTCCAATCAAACTAATTATAGCAGATTGGAGAGTAACCAAAAACAGGAGGCTAGAAAATGAAAGTAGGAGACATTTTAGAAATTGCGGGACGAGTAGTTGGAAGAATTGAGGAAACAACTGAAGGCACACTGCTTGTTAGGAAGGGTTATGTAACTTATCAAGGTGGACAAAAAGTTATTGTGCTTACCAAACAAGCAGTGTACTTAGATAGCGAAACAATTAAAAATGCATATTGGATTAAAACAATAGATTCATCGATTATTTCGGAAACCGTTAATCTCATTGCCTGCGACAACTTGATTCGCGAATTCCTGGACATGTAAATTTACCAGTTCGTGACCATCTACATGTTCTACTACATTAACTAGGTAATGCGGTGCTTTTATATTGGTACTTGAAATGACGTCACCTTTTCTAGGTAAATAATAGAGTTCCATATTTTGAAGAACTTTCCCTTCTTCAATTAGCGAAACTTTAATCATATTATCACCTCCAATCAAACTAATTATAGCAGATTGGAGAGTAACCAAAATAGGAGGCTAAACCATGTTAAGCGAAAAAGCAAAGGAAGCACGGAGAGTATACCAACAACAGTGGAGAGATAAGAACAGAGAACATGTAAGAGAATATAGCAGGAAATGGCGTGAGGAAAACCAGGAAAAACAAGAAGCTGCTATTAATAGATACTGGGAGCGCAAAGCGAATGAGTTAATCGCAAACTAATAAAGGAGGCTAGAAAATGACTGTTGATGAAAAAAATGAAGCTTTAAAAGTTGAAAAAGAAATCAGAGAATTAAAGAAAAGGGCTATAGACATTGGCGTAAGTAATCTGGAAAAACATATTAAAATTGGAGATTCTGCCATGGTTGCAGCCATAGCAGAAATCCTAAAATAAATCATTTTGGTAGAGCTTCGTACAAATGTAAAAAGTCTTTGGCAACTTTTTCAGCAGAAACTTCTGTGCTCCCGATAGAAGTTTGACCGATTGTGTTATTAATTCGAGCATTATGTTCTAACATTGCTTTAATTAATTCCAAAGAAAGATTTGCTTTTTCGTAATCCAAAATAATCACCTCCAATCAAACTAATTATAGCAGATTGGAGAGTAACCAAAAATAGGAGGCTAGAAAATGAAAAAAATTGCATTTACAAACTCTTTCCTAACTAAGAGAAATAGAAAAGAGTCAGTACTCACCATTGAATTAAGTATAACTGGCGAAGATTTTAGCGATTTAAGTATTTTGCCGGAACTTTATTCAGAAATTAATTCATTAGCTAGTAGATTATCGGAAAAAACTAACGGCGATTTGGGCAAAAGAAAATAGGAGGGTAGAAAATGAACATAAGATATTTGAGTAAGAAAAGAAGTGAAGAAAAAGATTTGATTTTTAAAACCAAAAACATACTACCAGAAAACTTGAAATCGTTAAATATTGAGATGCAAGGAGATAGAAATTGTTGTAGTGGACTATTAGAAATTAATGGAAAGCAATTAGGAAAAGGAATTACAGCAGTGAAGTTAGATTTAAAAGCAGGATCGTTGCCAATTGTGCAAGTCAAATATCATCCATTCACAATCAGCGAAGAAATGCGAAGACTGCTTTGGTCTGGAAAATACTAAAAATCATATTGGAGAGTAAACGAAATGGGAGGCTAGAAAATGAGTAACGAAGAGTTAACTTTGTCAATCAAAACTAGTCAAAGAGAAGATGGGTCTGCATATAATGCCATTCAACTTGGTGACTGGAAAGTAGGACGATTTGTAACAGGTGTTCATTTAGAAATACTAGGCGGTAAACGACCAAAGTTAATTATTGAATGCTATCCAGAAAGAATAGATGTGGATGGTTTAGAAGTAGAGGCTTTTTTAAAACAAATAGAGGAGGAAGAAAAATGAATAACATCAAACAAGCAATTATTAAATTAGAAACAATTTTAGAAAATGGTAATGAAAAAGAGAATAGATTATTCGTTAAGTACAACACTATAAAAAACATTTTAGATTTACTTGAAAAAGATCAAGAGCTAAAAATTATCGAAATGGAAGTAGAGCTGAATGGAGTAGAGGATTCCATAGAAAACGCTACTTTGTTAGGGACTAGATTAAGTGAAGCCAACTCTTTGGCTGAAGAATTGGCTAACACTATAAACTCGTTAGAAATTAAGGTGAAGTGAAGCTTTTCCAAAAAGAATAGGAGGTTAAAAAATGAAGGACTTTGAAATGATGGAAGCAATTAAACAAAAACGGCTTGAATGTAAATTAGTAATTTTGGAAAATTTTGAATCGAGTTTTAAAGAAGCCCTCAATAAGGGAGATTCCGCCATGGTGTCGGCTTTAGCGGAATCATTGAAAACAGTTATTAAATAGTGAACTCAATGTAAAGGACATCATTTGAGTTCATTAGAAAAACTTTCGATAAATCGTTTTCTAACTCGTTTGCACCCTTATAAATGATTTTGTAAGTTTTATCGGCTTCTAAATAAAAATCATTTAAATCAAAACTTTTGTTATCTGGAAAAGATGTAATGCTTATAACGCTCATTAGAGCAATGGGCTGGTCATCAGAGATACCTTTGAACATTATATCCATGCGATTTTTCACAAATTCCACCTCCCTTCACAAAAACTATAGCACTGTGAAAGGGCGAACAGAAAGGAGAACAAAATGTCAAATTTACAAGTAATTGCAAATGAAATGTTACCAGTTTTAGAAAATGAAAAAGGCGAGAAATTTGTAAATGCACGGGAACTACATCAAAGCTTGCAAGTCGGTAAAAAATTTGCTACTTGGATTACCGATAAGTTTAGTAATTACGGATTTTCAAAGGATGAAGACTATTTCCCAATTTTGGGAGAAAGTACATTTGGCAGACCTCGAACAGAATACTTACTAACTTTAGACACTGCTAAAGAATTAGCAATGGTACAAAACAACGAAATGGGTCGAGCAATTAGAAAATACTTCATTGAAGTAGAAAAACAAGCGAGGAAATTAGCAACTGAATATCCAGCATTTTCTTACATGATAGATGACCCAGTCGCTAGAGCTAAAAAGTGGATTGAGGAGCAACAAGAGAAGCAAGAAGCATTAAAGCAAATCGAGGAACAAAAACCGAAAGTGATTTTTGCAGATGCTGTACAAACGAGCGAGAATACAGTTTTAGTAAAAGACTTAGCGACAATCCTTAAACAAAATGGCTTAGATATTGGGCAAAACAGGCTTTTTGAATGGCTAAGAGGAAGCGGATATTTGCTAAATAAAGGGACTTATTATAACAAGCCATCGCAAAAGGCAATGAACTTGGGATTATTCGAGCAAAAAACGCATATTCATACAGATAGGAATGGATTAATGGTGACAACATACACGCCGAGAGTGACCGGCAAAGGGCAAGTTTACCTATTAAACAAATTACTTGAAGAACATGGTTTAGTTTTAAGCTAAGCACCGCCTACCACAACGGTGCTTACAGACAACTTATAGTCACTGGGGAGCGACTAACAACAGTATATAACAATAATTAGTTAATTAGTCGCAAAAAAATATACAAAAGAGGGATTGAGATATTGTGTTTCAAAAATCAGTAACAGCAAGTCATGCGATGCAAGTTTTAGCAGAAACTCGTACGCAAAAAGAGCTAGCAATAGACAGTTATGTAACGCCAGCACTGATAAGCAACCAAGTAAAAGGCAAACGAACAGTTTCGTTAGAGCAAGCAGAACAGTTAGTAGACAGCTATAACGAACCGCAAAGCACCTATTTATTCGCACATGAATTCAGTAATGGAATGATACCGCCACTTTTAGACGGACTAGACGGGCATCACATGACGTTAACGGCTTGTTTCGAAGCAGAAGTAACAGAATCAATAAAAGCGCTAAAACAAGGCTTAGAAGCTATGTCATTCACTTTGAAAAGAGGTGATGTGAATCAGCGAGAAGCAGCAAAAAAAGCGATTTCGGAGATAACAGACGTTATAGCAGCGGGATTAACGCTAAATACAAGCATCGCAAAAACTTTCAATATCGACTTGCAACAAGTATTAACTAAACGTGATCAATATTATAAGAAATCTGGATTAGTAAGGAGTTGTGAAAAATGAACAAAGTACTTGTATCAGCTAACTACGAGGGTTATGAATCAAAAAATATTAATTTCGCGGAATTAAATAATATCGTTAAAGGCCGATTTGAAAATATGGACCAAAAAGAACGAAAAAAAAGAGCAGATAAATTTAATCAAAAATTTGAAGTCACTAAAGAGCTTGTAAATGGACATTTACGCGAAATTATTATACCGAGGCGCACACTATGAAAGGTCAAATGTTATTCAGCATCTTAGTCATAATAGCGGCGGCATTAGCGTTAATAAACTTATGTAATTTGATTTTAATTCTAATTTTAATTTAGGAGGCTACAACAATGGCAGAAAGAGTTTTCAGAAAGACAACAAACTTCGGAGATAGCGAAATTCATACAAATAGTAAAACAAAAATGATTGCTAATCCGGCATTTCAGCAGAAAATCCCGTTAAACGAAACAGGTTGCGAAAAAATGACAGACTATATCGAAGAGCTGAAGCTTAAAGGCTATGAGGAGGTCACGCGCTGATGGATTTATTTATTATATTGTTTTTCGTGTCGCTAATGTCAATGATAACAGGCTACTGGCTGAGAGGAAGTGATAAACGTGGTTGAAAATCCGGTGGTTGTTGATGCTTGTTGGTCCAGTTTTGAAAGGATAAGCCAAATTTGGCATAACGAATATTTAGAGGAATTAGAGCGCACTAATGAAGAAGAGGCGGAAAATGAAGAATAAAAAAAGACCCACATAGCAGTGTGAGTCCGGGATTTAAGATATTACCTTAAAGAAATTATACCTTAAATCCGAAATTTAATCAATGGAGGGATAACATGGATAATTTTAAAACGATTCATTATGGCTTTAAAGTCGTGATACATGATTATGACGATGAATTAACACCGCTTTATAACTTACTAAAGAAGCAATCAACTAACTTAGAAGGATCTAAACTATTTGATGAATTAATTGATATACATGAAAAGCTAGCTAAAAAAATCGAGCAGAGAGAAGGAATAAAGGCATGAAATTATACGAATTGACTCAAGCATATAATCAAGTATTAGAAATGGCGGAGGACTTAGACGCAGAAACGCTACAAGATACTTTAGACAGCATCAGAGAGCCGATAGAAGAAAAGGCGGAAAACATTATAAAAATGGTAAAAAGTATTGATGCTGAGACCGATGGATTAGCTAAAGAAGTAGAGAGGTTAACGAAGCGTAAAAAAGCGCTAGAAGCAAAAGCAAAAAATATGAAAGAGTATTTAGAAAGCGAAATGTTAAAAGTGGATATCCGTAAAATTAAAAGCCCCTTATTTACAATCAGCATTCAAAAGAACCCTCCTAGCTTGCGTTTAGAGGACGAAGAAAAGTTATTCATGTTTTTAGTCGAACAACCCAAAAAATTGGATAAAAAAGCTATTACAAGCGCTCTGAAAGAGGGCAGAGAAGTACCAGGGGCTGAGTTAGTACAAACTGAATCATTGAGAGTGAGGTAGGAATATGAAAACGAGCGAGTCAATTATTGAGATAAGTAAAGCATTATCTAAATTTCAAGAGCAAGCCGAACAACCTGCTAAATCAGCGGATAATCCATTTTTTAAAAGCAAATATGTACCTTTAGAGAGCGTAATTAGCGCAGTAAAAAAACATGCTCCCAAATTAGGATTATCTTATATCCAAATTCCGTTAACGGAAGAAAATAAAGTGGGTGTAAAAACGATTTTAATGCACGCTAGTGGTGAATTTGTTGAGTTCGACCCGTTTATGTTGCCTCTTGATAAAAACACAGCACAAGGAGCCGGAAGCGCTCTGACATACGCACGCAGATACACACTATCCGCCGCTTTTGGGATTGCAAGTGATGAAGATGACGACGGTAACAGCGCAAGTGGAAATACAAAGCCAAGTAATAAAAATCAAGCTAAACCGCAAACGCAAAACAATAATTTAGCGTCAGATGCACAGAGAAAGGCTATATTTGCAAAGGCTAAAGTTGTCGGAGAACCATTCGGACATGATGCTAAATTTGTTTTAGAGAGCTATAAAGTGACTGATACTAAATCAATGAGTAAAAGTGAAGCTTCAGCACTGATCAAGAGATTAGAAACAGAGATAGAAGCGCAAAAACAAGTTGAGTAGGAGGAAATAAGCTATGTCACTTGGGTGGATTAAACTGCATAGGGATTTAAAAGAAAAGCCAATTTGGAAAAGCTCTACACCCGAGCAAAAAACCATCCTTGTGACTTTGTTAATGATGGCAAATCACAAGGAAAATGAGTGGGAATGGAGAGGGAAACCTTTCAAAGCAAAACCGGGTGAATTCGTCACAAGTATCAAATCAATTACAGAAGAATGCGGAAAAGGTATCTCATCGCAAAATGTCAGAACAGCGTTAAAAAGATTTGAAAATTACGGATTTCTAACAAAGGAATCAACGAAGGTTAGCACCCTTATAAACGTAGTTAATTGGGGAGTTTATCAAGAGTTAGAAAATAAAACTAACACAGTTACTAACAAACAGCTAACAAACGACTCACAAACAGCTAACAAACAGCTAACAACTAACAAGAATGTAAGAACTAAAGAATGTAATAAAGATAACAACAACATTAACAACAGCGATTTAAATTTTAAGGATTTTTGGGAACAAAATGGATTCGGTATGATGCTACCGATCGAGCAAGAAAAACTACTTGCATGGGTAGATGATTTTTCTGGTAATCAAGAAATAGTTTTTAAGGCATTGGAAGTTACTTCCGAACAAGGAGCTAACAAACGTAATTATGCATACGTTAATAAAATTCTTAGAAACTGGGAAGAAAGAGGATTTAAAACGGTTGCTGATGTGAATGCAGCGGAAGAGGAAAGGCGAAAACAAAATGAACAGAAGTATAATAAGCCCACTTACGGCAAATACAACAAGAATCAGAAACAAGAAGTATTGCCTGACTGGCTTGATAAAACAGAGAAGCAGCCAGAGAATAAAAAAACAGAATCAGAATCAAGCGGAGATTTAGAAAAGAAAGTAGCGGAAATTAAAGCGAAGTTAGCGGCTAGGAGCGAGGTGCAGGCGTGAAAACAATCGCAAATGAGTATAAAGAATACATTTTAGAACATAAGAAAAAGAATCAGTTTGAAAGTGAACAAACTATTTATCGATTTAAAAATGGCTATGGCGCTAGTGTAATCAAGGAATATATGGGTCCTGGCGTAGAACTTGCGGTTATTCAATTTATAAATGACAAAAATTGGGAGCTGGAATACAGCACATCTGTAACAAACGATGTTCTTAGAAATTTAACACATGAACAACTGATTGAAAAGCTAGAAGAGATTAAGAATTTATGAGTTATGAAGGAGGTGCAGGCGTGACAGAATACGCACTTTATAAAGCAGACGAACTACTAATAATCGGCACAGTAGACGAACTAGCGGAGTTTCAGAAAGTGAAGCGTGAAACGATTTTGTTTTATGCTACGCCAAGTTATCGAAAGAGGACGACGGATAAGGGGTTAAGAGTAATTAGAGTTGATTAGAAAGGATGTTTCTCTTGGGAAAATATTACTGGCACGTGTCAAGGCTTGGAGGGAAGCCATCGGAAATTCGGCACTATAACCACATTACAAAAATGTATAGATTTATTTTGCGAAATCCTGCTATGTTCAAAGACAAAACTTTAACGATTTATGATGACGCAAAACCAGTTACAAACATGAAATTTAACGAAATTAGGTATAGAGCTAGTCTGAATTTATGCGAGACGGTAAAACGAAAGTATGTGCTAGGACTTACTGAGCGGCTTACGAAGGAACAGAAGGGTGTGCAATCAAGATGAATAACATTGAAATAACTTTAACGAAAAAAGAAGCAGATTACGTCAAGACAATGCTTCTAAATAACACATACAAAATTCAAGCTATATGTAAAAAAAGAGAAGAAATGAAAGAGTTTTTTCGTGAAAATACAGTATTGAACGGAAACATATCTCGTAAAATTACCAAAGCTCTTAAAGTTAGCATGGTGAGGGAGGAACAAGCATGAATTTCAAAGTAGGAGATAAAGTTACTTGGATTAAAGATAAAAATGTTATTGGGAAGGTAGTTAGCATTAACGATTTTAGACCACCAGAAATGGAGTGCGCGGTTGATTTTGGATTTAGCGATTTGGTGTTTTGCAGTAGAGAGGAATTGATTTTAGACGAAAGCGCGACAAAACAAGAATCTGTTATCTGTACAATGTGCAAACAAGAAATTGAAGAAGGCTCATATTTATTAAAAGTACGTGAAGATTTATTCTGTGGAAATTGTTATGAAGAGCAACCGGTAGTATTTTATTATCGACTAAATGGCGATGACGGCTGGATGGACGATTCGGAAGCTAAAGAATACAGACTTGAGGATTACTTGGAGGAAGCGGAGGAGAGAGCATGAAATTTAGAAAAGGCGATAAAGTAGAATTCATTTACAGAAATAAGAAAAGCACAGGAGTGATAAATGGAGTTTATCCTGGAACACAAGAGGTGTCTATTAAGCAAAGCGATTCTCCGGTAGATTTGTTATTTTCAAATAAGTTTATAGTGAAAATTGAAGAGCAAGAACGTTTAGTAGTTTCGCAATGTGTGGCTGATTGGTATGAAGATAATAAAGACAAATTAGATTACAGTATCTGGAAATACATTAGGAATTGGGAATATCACGAAGAAGATGGATTTTTTAATTTCATGAATGATAACGACAGTAAATCTATTGAAACGCTCAACAAAATGCGAAACGGCTACGAAGTTGAGAAGGAACCGCTTTATTATGTGAAACTTATTGACCAAGCGACTGGTTATCTAAATGTACGAAATGATGGGCGTCGGTCTATGAGTAATAGTGTTCAGAATGAAATTTTTAAAACAAAATTTACGGAATCAGAAATAAAAGCAATGGATAAAGGTGAAGTGTACTGGTTACTTAATGAACCTGTTGATGAAGTGGATGTGAAAGCATGAGTGGAAAACAAACTTATCGATACGGTATACAAATTATAACTATCAGAGAATTTGATAAATCATTGCCAATTCAAAAATGCTTATTTAAAAGAATTCGTTGTAAACATGATTTCAAATATAGAGGTTTAGGAGAAGCAGGTATTAAGAAGTTATATATTTGCGATTCATGTGGTCAAGTTAATTTGAGATAGGAGGGACGATAGCATGAGAGAGATTGAATTCAGAGGTAAACGAATAGACAACGGAGAATGGGTTTACGGTAATTTAATGCAGTTTGAAGATAGTGCCACTTTCATTTTTGCAGATGAACGAAAAGGCGCTAGCACATTAACTTATGCACATTTTATTATTAACAACATGCACGCGATAGACGAAAAAACAGTTGGAAGCTGTATAGGTCGCGAAGATGAAGACGAAAAAACTATTTATGAAAATGACATTGTGCAAGTAGTTTTAGAACACTGGTCAATGGGCTACTACCAAGAAGTGGAATACGTTGGAGTGGTTAAATATGACACGGATATATGCGCGTATTATCTTGATTTGATTAAGCCGCCTGCACTTAGTGGCGAAACGATACCGAAAGAAATCGATGGGATTAAAATCACAAGAGAAGATCCCGAAGATTTCGATACAAGATTCTACTTTGATGCTAGCGTTGATTCAGCAGCTATGACAGTTATAGGCAACATACACGAAAATCCGGAATTGTTGGAGGTGGCGGAATGATTTTATATGGAGTAGTAACATATAACGATGTAACAGAGTGGACAACGGACTTCCTAACAGCTAAAAAATGGTTGGAAAATGCTAAGCAAGTTTTCTATGACGGAGAACTTGATGAAGATTACTATGTTGCGTTAATAAAGTTAGACGTAGAAGCATTCTTATACGATAAATATGACAAAGAAACAGATTTGAGTGATCAGTTACATGATGAAGCTGAGACAATGAAAGAGTATTGTTTGTTATTAGATGATGACGGAACTTACATTGTAAGAGAGGTGTCGGAATGAGAAGATGTCAAGTCAAAATTTACGAAAAAGATACGAAAAAAGAAGTATGGAAAGAAGCGGAATTTTTAGGAGTATATCAATATTCATTTGTTAAGCAAGGAAATCTTATTGGAGAAATCGGCGGTGTAGTAGCTTTTCCTGTCGCAGTAGTAAATTTGAATAATGAACTACTTCAATTAAATATTCACTACGTTAGATTTGAAGGAGTAGAGATGGTTAATGAATCTAAAAATTTATAAATATCCTTTAGCAATAAAAGACTCTCAAGTAATTACATTGCCAGCGGAGAGCACAGTTCTTTCGATAAAAAATCAACATGAAGTGCCTGTTTTATATGCAGCTGTCAATACTGCTTGCGAAATCGAAGGCTATGTAAATATCGAATGTCGTGGTACTGGTCAAATGCTCAACGGAAAAGAAGTTACGGAAATTACAGAGACATTATTATTTAAAAACGGAAATTTAGTGTTACATTTCTTTGCACAAAAATTCCCGCAAGTTGTACGTCCGCAAATTAAAAATTTTGAGGAGGAAAACGAATGATGAATCGTGTAGTACTTGTAGGACGATTAACGAAAGACCCTGAATTACGTTACACTCCAGCTGGTGTGGCTGTTGCGACTTTTACATTAGCGGTAAACCGCACTTTCACTAATCAGAATGGAGAACGAGAAGCCGACTTTATTCAATGTGTTGTTTGGCGTAAACCAGCGGAAAACGCAGCTAATTTCTTGAAAAAAGGAAGCATGGCAGGCGTTGATGGACGCATACAGACTCGAAATTACGAAGATAACGACGGTAAACGCGTTTTCGTTACTGAGGTAGTTGCTGAATCAGTTCAATTCTTAGAGCCCAGAAACCACGCAGAAGGCGCTACATCGAATAATTACCAAAACCAAGCTAATTATTCAAATAACAATCAAACAAGCTCATATCGAGCGGATACGAGTCAGAAGAGCGATTCATTTGCAAGTGAAGGTAAGCCGATTGATATTAATCCGGATGATTTGCCATTTTGAGCATTTAATTTTATAACGGGGAGCGATGAAAATGAGCAGAAAGGAATTAAGAAAAAAGCAATGGGAAGTTATTACGATGATTGAAAAAAGCAAGACTCTCGCAGATAGAAAAAATTTAATTAAAAAGCTAGAAACACTAGAAGCAAGAGGAGATAAAGAGAAAGGTTTAGCTACACCAACACAGTTACTTTCGATATTTACAGTCACTGAATATCGACGATTGAGTAAAAAACTTACTGATACGGAAATAGCGGAAGATATGGGCATTAGCAGGAGCGCGCTAATAGAATTCAAAAGAAAGAATGGCTTGTCTATACGTCAAAAGGTGGCAACATGACAATTAAAGAGAGGAAACAACTAATAGACGTGATCGCTAATTATACAAATCATACAGTCGAATACCTAAATAAATTATCTGACAAGGAGTTAGAAGTTATTTATGAAACAAGAGTTATCGAAGACTACCACAACTAGCAACAAAATTATAATTCCGTTGCCATTAACTGATTTAAACACTTATATAAACAAAGAGAGAGGGCACAGACAAGCCGCTGCTAAAGTGAAAAAACAAATGACCTATATTTGCGCTTGTTATGTTAAAAGAGCTATGAGCCACGGTGTGACCTTCTCTACACCGTGCCGAATTAAATTCACCTGGATTATTCCTAACAAGAAAAAAGATCCAGACAATATTGCATTTGCTAAAAAGTTTATTTTCGACGGCATGATGGAAGCGGGATTTTTAGAGAATGACAACTTAAATTATATCGAGGGCTTTTCTGATTACTTCATAGTCGATAAAGACGAAGAAAGCCGAGTGATTGTGGAGGTGGAATATGATTAACAAAATCGGAGTAACCGTTATAAGTATTGCTTTTTGGGCTTTCTGGATCCTGCTTTCTGTATTTATGCTAGGTGCGCTGATAAAAGGTGTGTTATGGATTTGGGGAAATATATTTTAAATAACTAAAACACTGGGGGCGACTTTATGGGACAATTATTCAATCTACCACAAATTGAAGATATAAACTACATTCAGACAGTCAGAGCAGTAAGAAAGTTCTTTAAAGACTATTTAATGCTGCGAGTGATGGCAGGAAGTCGTAAATTGCCAACAATGACGACAACATACAAATTAACGCCACCGAATTTCAGTAATGAATTTCATTCAAAAGTAGAAGATGCTGCAATTCATAATGTCGATAACGTTCATGCGGCACAAGAAGCGGTTAAAAAATACGATGCTATTTTGAATCAACTTGAGCACATTCATAGAAAGATACTCTTTGAGAAGTTCATTCATAACTTACAAGATATAACTATTATGCTTGATATTCCTTACGAAGAAAGGCAATACAAAAGAGAGAAACGGAAGGCTGTTATTGAATTAGCAACAACACTTGGGATTGAAGTGCTAAATTGAAAATGGCACTTTTCTGGCACTTTTTGAGTAAAAAAAGGTGATAAAATGTTATTAGTGAGAAGTGAAGATGATTACAAAAATAAATCATATATTGAGTCTGCACTTCACTTCTCATATCCTATCCACACTGGATGTAAAACACGCATGTGGCGTTATGCTGTGCGTTAACAGCACTTATACTCGTGGCGGAAGAGGTAGACGCATCAGTAATGTTCTACAAGAAGTCGTGCACTCTCGTTATAGACTCTAGCATCTGGCGTGTGTGTAAATAGAAACTGCGCTAGTAAACTGTTGACTTCATGCAAGGTGCAAATCCTTGCCGAGTATATTTAAACGACAATGCCTTCTCTCTATTTAATAGCAGATAAGTTCTGATAGGAAGGCTTTTAATAGCCAGTCTCATGCTGTACGCAGTATGTAGATACCTCAGCCAAATTGGTAAGCACTAAGCATATTAAATGAGGAAACAAAAGACAAGACGAAGACGTTCGTCACCGTAGAAGTCTACTGGTTTCATAACTACGGATATTAAATAAGAGTTATAGCCCCGATTATTAGGGGCTTTTTTTGATACATAAAAATAAAGGGGGATACGCATGGCAATTCCAAAACAGGTGAAAATAGGCGCCGTTAATTACGTCGTTCAAGAAAAACAAGTTGTTGATAATGATAATTCGAATTGGGGTGCGTGTGTATTTCATGATAATCATATTGAAATTTCAACCGGACTTTCAGAAGAACGAAAAGAACAGACATTAGTACATGAAATACTACATGCAATCTTTTATGAATCGGGCTTTGAAGAGCAAGACGAGGATGTAGTAAATAGAGTCGGAATTACATTGCACCAGTTTTTGAAGGACAATAATTTATTTCATAAGCAAGATGTAGATTAGATTTCAGTTAATTAAAATAAGGGAGTGTGGTGATATGTAGTGAAACTAACCGAAAAACAAAAACGATTTGCAGATGAATATATAAAATGCGGTAATGCTACAGAAGCCGCTCGCCTTGCTGGTTATAGTTCGAAAACGGCTAATCGTATAGCAACAGAAAACTTGTCAAAACCAGTTATTAAAGGCTATATAGACAAGGTTTTAAGTGAACTCGAAGAAAAGCGAGTGATGGGCTATACAGAGGCCATGCAATTATTCACCGAAATAGCTCGAGGTGAAATGGAAGAAGAAGTAATTGTTTCGAATGGAGATGGCTTTTCCGTCGTTACAAAGAGTGCTGACATCAATCAACGGGTATCAGCGCTAAAAGAGATTGTTAAGCGCCATGTAGCAGGCGGCAGAGACAAATTACAAGAAGAGCTTATTCAAGCGCAAATCGATAAGTTAAAAGCAGATACAAAGCAAGAAAGCAATCAAGGAACAACAACAATTATCATGTCGAACGTTGATGAAATGCAAGCCTACCTTGACAGAAAGGCAGGTGGCACCGATGAACGCGACGATACACAAACAACTAATTGATTACCAGGTTATCAATGTAACAGATATGATTAATCCTGCTTTTTATGACTTGTGGCTATCTAAACATAATCACATCATAGCCAAGGGCGGACGTTCTTCTATGAAGTCGTCTGTTATCAGTTTAAAGCTAGTTGAGAAGAAAATGGCTAATCCGCAATCTAATATGGTGTGTCTTCGTAAAGTAGCTAATACACTTTATAAGTCAGTCTATCAGCAGATTAAATGGGCTTTATATGAAATGGGCGTTGCGTACCAATTTAACTTCGGTAAATCACCAATGGAAATTATCCACAAAAAATGGGGAACCGGCTTTTATTTTTCTGGTTGTGATGATCCAGCAAAGCTTAAATCTATGAAAATACCGGTCGGTTATGTTAGCGCTCTTTGGTTCGAGGAATTAGCCGAATTTTCCGGTGTGACTGATATTGATGTGGTAGAAGATACATTTATCCGCGAAGATTTACCAGATAATCAAGAAGTTACAACTTATATGTCATTTAACCCGCCTCGCAATCCATATGAATGGGTTAATGAGTACGTAGATGCAAGACGTGGTGATGATGATTATTTTATACATCACACTACATATTTGGATGATGAAAAAGGCTTTTTATCTAAGCAAATCATTAAGAAGATTGAGAAATACAAGAAGAACGACTTCGATTATTATAGATGGATGTATTTAGGTGAAGTAATTGGTCTTGGCGATAATGTTTATAACATGAACCTGTTTCAATCGCTTAATGCTATTCCTGCGGATGACAGGCTTATTTTAATTGACTTTGCTATTGATACAGGACATCAAGTTTCAGCTACTACGTGTTTAGCTTTCGGGCTTACAGCAAAGCGAAATGTAATTTTATTAGACACGTACTATTATAGCCCCGCAAACCAAGTGGTTAAGAAAGCGCCTAGCGATTACTCAAAAGAGTTACGCGAGTTTATGACTAAAATAGTCGCGAAGTATAATGCGCCTGTCGACATGCAAACAGTAGATAGTGCGGAAGGCGGGCTTCGTAATCAGTATTACAAAGACTACGGCGTCAGCTTGCATCCCGTGGCTAAAGGCAAAAAAGTGGATATGGTCGACTTTGTGCAAGACTTATTAGCACAAGGTCGTTTTTATTATCTTGATATTCCAGAAAATCAAATATTCATCGAGGAACATAGAAAGTATCAATGGGATGTTAAAACAGTTAACACAGATAAGCCCGAAGTCATCAAAGAAGACGATCATACGTGCGATGCTTTTCAGTACTATGTAAAAGACAATCTACGCAAATTAGGGCTTAAATACTAGGAGGTGAAAACCTTGATTAACCAAATAATCGCAGGAGTGAAAGGAGTGATGCGGAGAATGGGACTATTGAAATCATTGAAAGACGTAACGGACCATAAAAAAGTAAATGCTAATGATGAAGATTATAAATATATTGACATGTGGAAACGGCTATATCAAGGACATTACGCTGAATGGCATAATCTCAATTATGAGCATAACGGCAATCCAGTCAACAGACGCCAATTATCTATGAATTTGGCGAAGGTCACAGCTAAGTACATGTCTAAGCTTCTTTTTAACGAGAAAGTGAAAATCAATATTGATGATGATAAAGCTGAGGAATTCGTGCTTAACGTGCTCAAAACAAACGGTTTTACGAAGAATATGGAACGCTATATTGAGTACGGCGAGGCTATGGGCGGCTTCGTTATAAAGGTTTATCACGACGGCAATAAAAACGTCAAAGTTTCATTTGCAACAGCTGATTGCATGTATCCTCTCTCAAATGATAGCGAGAATGTAGACGAATGTGTTATTGCTAATAGTTTTCATAAAAACGATAAATATTATACGTTGCTCGAATGGAATGAATGGCAAGACGATGTGTATACAGTCACGACAGAACTATATCAGTCAGACACGCCGAACGAGCTTGGGACAAAAGTAAGTTTAAAACTGTTGTTTAATGATATTGAGCCAGTTGTACCACTACCAAAATTTACCCGCCCATCGTTTATTTACATCAAACCTAATATCGCGAATAACAAGAATCTAACGAGCCCGCTCGGCATTTCTGTGTATGCTAACGCATTAGACACATTAAAAACGCTTGATTTGATGTTCGATTCATACTATCAAGAGTTTAAGCTGGGCAAAAAAAAAGTGTTGGTGCCTTCTAGTTTTGTTAAAACTGCTGTTAATTTAGACGGCTCAACCACACAATATTTTGATTCAACTGATGAAGCATTTTTCCTATATCAAGGTGACCAGGATGCGGACGGTAAATCAGTAAAAGATATATCTGTAGAGATTCGCTCAACTGAGTTTATCGAGTCTATAAACGCAATGCTACGCATTTATGCGATGCAGGTTGGGTTAAGCGCTGGCACATTTACATTTGATGAAAACGGCTTAAAAACGGCTACGGAAGTTGTTAGCGAGAAATCAGAAACATATCAGACCAAAAACAGCCATTCGCAACTTATCGAGCAGGGAATAAAAGAAATGATTGTGAGTATTTTAGAGGTTGGTAAATTAATTAATGCATATAGTGGTGAAATAGTTGAGTTAGACACTATTACAGTCGATTTTGACGATTCTATTGCACAGGATGAAGATACAACAATCAATCGTTATACAAATGCAAAGAACCAAGGTATGATACCGTTGAAAATTGCTTTACAACGCGCTTGGAATATTACCGAAGCAGAGGCTAATGAGTGGGCTTCAATGTTAGAGGAAGAAAAACAAGCGGAAGTAGCTAACAATGATATGACTGGGATTTTCGGTGAAGAGGAGTGATTTAAATGGCTTTAACTCCACGACAACTTGACTTGTTTGTACAACCTATCATCGATGTGTACACAAATTTAGAAAATGAATTGTTCACTCTTATTGTTCGACGACTGAAAACAAAGAAAAATATCAGCGCTGACAATGTGCTGGCTTGGCAAATAGAAAAACTTAATCAAGTTCACGCATTAGATCAGCAAATGATAAATAAAATTTCCAAAGCTTCCGGCGTATCAGCTAAGAAGCTTTTTTCTATTGTCAAAGACGCAGGATACAGCGATTTAAAACAAGTAGATAACTATTTCAGCAAATTAGCTGAAGCAGGTGCTGCGTTGCCACTAGTGAGCGATGGACAAACGATAGTCGATAAAGTAATGAGAAGTTATTTTAAGTTAGCACAAAGCAACTATAATCGCGTCAATCAAACGATGTTATCGCAAGCAAGACAAATCTATTCAGACATCATACACGAAACGACACAGAGCGTTCTGGCTGGTTTAAAAACACATAGACAAGCATTAGCTGAAACAGTAACTAAATTCGCTGAAAATGGTGTTCCTGCACTTGTAGACAAGGCAAATAAAAGGTGGACACCTGAAGCTTACGTCCGGACTGTTACAAGGACAACGGTTAACAGCGTTTATAACAGCGTTGAAGATGAGCGAATGAATGAATATGATGTTGATTTAGTGCGTATTTCGCAACATGTAGGCGCTCGACCAACATGTTCAATCATTCAAGGCAAAGTTATCTGTTTGTTATCTGTTGAAGAAACAAAAACGAAATACGGCAATAAATACATGTCTATTTATTCGCCGGAACTCAGATATGGATACGGCGATGGTGTTTTCGGCTGTAATTGCCGTCATCATCGTTTCCCGTTCGTTGAGGGCATTAACGTAGCGCCAGAAGATAGTGAGTTAATAGACGAAGAAGAAAACAAACGCGTCTATATGTTGAGTCAGCAACAACGCTTAATGGAACGTGATATAAGAGCAGCTAAACGCAAATTATCAGCTGCCGAAGAGCTCGGCGATGAACTGGCAGTTAAAAAAGCGAAACAGGCTGTTAGAACGAAACAAAGCAAGCTAAGAGCATTTGTAAACACACATAAATTAACAAGGCGATACAGCAGAGAACAAGTATATGCCTAATATTCGACCTGTTCGGAAGTCGTAAAAAGACGGCTCTCGCGGTCGTTGCCGCGTAAAAATATCGAAGGAGGAACAAAAATGCAAAGAGAATATTTGAAAGGTTTAGGCTTGGAGGACGAAGTCATTAATAAAGTGATGGCTGAGAATGGTAAGGACGTTACAGCTGCTAAGCAACAATTATCTGAGGTGGAAGCAGAGAGAGACGGCTTAAAAAGTCAGCTGACACAACGGGACAAGGATATTGACGATTTGAAAAAGAATTCTGGTACTGGCGAAGAATTGAAAAAACAAATCGAGGACTTACAGCAAAAAAACAAAGATTTAGAGTCTGATTACCAGTCTGAAATTGCCGAAACAAAGAAAAATTCAGCTATTGAGCTAGCGCTTGCTGGTGCAAAAGCGAGAAATCCAAAGGCGGTAAAAGCGCTTTTAGATAACGACAAACTAGAACTAACAGACGAAGGTCTGAAAGGCCTTGATGAACAGCTGGGAGCATTGCAGGAAAGCGATGCTTATTTATTTGCTCAAGAAAGTGAAAAGGTTCCAAAATTCGGATTTAGTGGTAATCCGAAGGCGCCAGCTGGTTACGACGGTTCATTAAAAGAAAATTTAAAATCAGATTCATTTAATTTAACAAAATTTTTAACGGAAAAAGGAGAGAGTGAATAATGGCAAATGAAATCACAAAATTATTAGATGTAGTAACACCAGAGGTTTTTAATACCTATATGGATAACTTTACATCAGAAAAATCGGCAATCATTCAATCGGGAATTGCAGTTGCTGATCCAAGCGTTGCGCAAAATATCACAGCGGGAGGATTACTAGTTAATATGCCGTTTTGGAACGATTTAGACGGTGAAGACGAAACTTTAGGTGATGGTGAAAAAGGATTGGAAACAGGAAAAATTACAGCTAGCGCAGATATTGCGGCAGTAATGTATCGTGGTCGTGGCTGGTCAGTCAATGAACTTGCGGCTGTCATTTCGGGAGACGACCCCTTAAATGCTTTAATGGGAAAAATCGCTTCTTGGTGGATGCGTCGTGAGCAAACTGTACTAATTTCCGTGTTAAATGGACTGTTTGCTAAAAACGGTGCATTGGCAAGCTCTCACTTGCTCTCACAACCAACATCTGCAATTTCCGGGAATTTGGTATTAGATGCAAAACAACTTCTTGGAGATTCTGCGGATCGTTTAAGCTTGATGGTTATGCATTCAGCTGTTTATACAGCCTTGCAAAAACAAAACTTAATTGCATTTATCCCAAATGCTCGTGGGGAAGTTAATGTCCCAACTTATTTAGGATACCGTGTAGTTGTAGACGATGGAGTGCCTTCCACAGGAACGGGCGCAGCAAAAGTATATACTTCGTATTTATTTGCAACTGGTTCTATCGGAAGAAACACAGGTAACCCGGCTAAGTTAACAACTTTCGAAACAGCTCGTGATGCAGCTAAAGGTAATGACCAAGTATTTACTCGACGTGCTTTCACAATGCATCCATATGGAGTTAAATTTAAAAATGCAGTTCGTGATGCTAACGAAATCACTCCAACAAATGCAGACCTAGCAAAAGCTGGAAACTGGGAAAAAGTTTACGAAGATAAACAAATCGGTATCGTTGGTATTCAACATTTAGTTGAAGAATTACCAACTAGTGGAGAATAACAAAGGGGGCGAATATTATGCCTTACACCACACTAGAATTTTATATTAACGAGTATGCTGGGGAGCATTTAGAGCAAGAGGAATTCAGTAGTTTGTTAAAACATGCTGAAAGAAAAATCGACTCATTAACGTTCTATCGCATTCGAAAAAACGGGATTGAATCGTTTAGCGAATTTATTCAACAGCAAATACAGTTAGCTATCTGCAATCAAATCGAGTATTTTAAAGAGGCGGGCGGAACAAGTGAGCTAGCTGTATCTAAGCCGGATAATGTGAGCATCGGAAGAACTTCTATTAGTGATAGTAACTTTGCATCAACCGCCACATCACTTAATAACGGGCTGATTGGAAGCGATGTGAGGTCTTATTTAGCACCAACTGGCTTATTATACAGCGGGGTAGGTGTTCGCTAATGAAAGTAGTAAAGCCGCCGACAAATGTCCCTCAATTGCCTCTTGACTGGCTAATTCATAACATTAGCTATGAAGCGTACAAAGAAGAAGATAGACATAATCAAGTCGTTTATGAAAAAGGCATTGAGATTGAACATGTTCGTGTTGATTTCTCAAAATCAAATCAAATCGCGGGATTGTCTGATAGTGATAGATATGATGCGGTTATTTTTATTGATGCGGTGAACAGCATGAACATGCCAAACGATTTTATAAGTAGATCTAAAATATATTTCTCTGGAAAAGCTTATAAGATTGTTAAAGTTATACCTTGCTATGCGACTTCTAATAGCGTGCATCATTGGGAAATCGAGGTGGTTTGATGCCGATTAAAGTACGTGTGGACCTCTCAAAAGCAAAAGGGAGCGTAAAAAAGGCGAAAGAAAGAGGTCAGTTTGCTTTAATTAATCAAGCGGCCGCTGATATTGCGCTTTATGTGCCGTTTTTAAGCGGTGACTTGTCAAATCAATACGTTATCATGAATGACAAAGAAATTATGTGGACATCTATTTATGCACGACGGCTGTATAAAGGTATAAACTTCAATTTCACACTAACACACCATCCGTTGGCTGGTCCTGAATGGGACCAACGGGCAAAAATAGATAAAATGGACGTCTGGGAAAAAGTAGCGCAAAAAGCGGTCGAGGAGGGATTATAATGTCATTAGATTTTTTAGACAGTGTCATGGATGCTATCGAAAACAACGTCGATTTAAAAGATATGAAATTAAGAACAGCGATATTAAAACCTGAATCAATTGCTTTGCTACTGACTCCAAATAACGACAAACAAGGTTATCAAGACGGCTCTTATGAGCGGTCTTTTTCTTTTAACCTAAATGCTTATAGCAAGCAAGAAATGAAAGTGATTGATGTGTTGAATGCCATTTCTGCTTATTTTGATAATGCGGAAATTGATAGTATTCAAAGCCAAAATGGAAGCTTTGTTTTGGAGGATAAAGAAACAACTAGCGTTACGAATATTGTTTCCGTTAGCGATGATGGGACTTTTATTTATAGTGCTGGTTTCAAAATCAAATTATATATTGAAAGTGAGGAAAAATAAAAATGAGAATTAAAAACGCAAAAACGAAATATTCTGTTGCTGAAATTGTTGCTGGTGCAGGTGAACCGGATTGGAAACGATTATCAAAATGGATTACAAACGTGTCTGACGATGGTTCAGACAACACCGAAGAGCAAGGCGATTACGATGGAGATGGAAACGAAAAAACGGTTGTTTTAGGTTATTCGGAAGCTTATACATTCGAAGGAACACACGATCGCGAAGACGAAGCGCAAAACTTAATTGTCGCTAAACGTAGAACGCCAGAAAACCGCGGCATTATGTTTAAAATCGAAATTCCGGATACTGAAACAGCTATCGGAAAAGCGACTGTATCAGAAATCAAAGGTTCCGCTGGTGGCGGTGATGCTACAGAGTTCCCAGCATTTGGTTGTCGCATTGCTTACGACGAAACACCAACAATTACTAAACCCTGATGAGAGCCCGTCCAGCGTTGTAGTGGACAGCGAAACAATCACAATTAAGGTAGGAGAAACAGTTACTTTAACAACTTCTGTATTACCTGCTAACGCAAGTCAAGAAGTAACGTTTACATCTTCTAATCCACCAAAAGCGAAAATTAGTAGCCTTGGAGTGGCGGAAGGTGTTGCAGTTGGAACAGCGAATATTACCGTAGCATCGAAAGTAAAGCCGTCTATAAATAAAGTTGTAGCGATTACAGTTGAAGCGGCAGATTAAAAAAAGAAGCCCTTACTTACAGTAGGGGCTTTTAAATTGGAGGAAAACATAAATGGCACAAAATAATGTAATTAATATTCAATTAGAAGAGTCGTATCAAGAATTTCAACTTGGGACGGAGCTGTTTAAAGTCGGGTTAGGCGATGAAATGCGCCGTAAATGGATTGAAGCGGATGAGAAGTACAAGAAGAAACTGGAAAAGTTAAATAAATACAACATTGATAATACAGACGAAATGAGTTCAGAAGATTATTTTGCTTTAGAAGAAGATGTTAAAGAAGCTTTAACTGAAGCATATGCAGTTTTATTAGATGATGAAGAAGCATTCGCTAAATGTTACAAGCAGTGCAAAGATATTTTAAAAATGTATCAAGTATACGACCAAGTTGCAGAAAGTATCGTTGGTTCAGTAGAAAAACAACAAAATGAAATTCAAAAGAAATATCAAGCTAAAATGACTAAAAAAGCGAAGTGATATAAATGCTTTCTCTCGCTGATGGAATAGATGATATTTACGTTTATAAAAATGAAAAATATCAACTTGATTTATCTTTTGATAATGTACTTCGAGTAATTGAGTTAACAGAGAATAATCAGCTGACAAATGACTTTAGAGTTAACCTTGCAGTTGATGTTTTATTCGAAAATGTAATGCCGTGGAACCCTTATGATGAAGACAACCCATTTTCGAATATAGAAGAAAAATCAATCGTGTTACTTGATATCTTTGAAAATTATATAGTTAAAGATAATGACGAAGGTATTCAGTGCGATATAGACGGTAATCCAATGCCGAGCGCAACCAATGAAGATGGCGAAGAACCTGCTTATTATTCACTAACACAAGATAGTGACTATATTTTTGCTTCATTTTTACAAGATTACAATATCGATTTAATAGAAGTACGGGGAAAGCTCCACTGGTACAAGTTTAGAGCTTTATTTGAGAGCTTGCGAGACGACACAGCTATTAAATCTATCATGAGCATTCGACAGGCTGAATTGCCAAGTGGAAAGGGAACGGAAAAAGAACGTGATGCACTAATCAAGTTGAAAAATCATTACAAATTAAAAGATTAGAGGTGAGAACATGAGTGATGGATCAGTAGTAATTGAGATTAGTTTAGACGATACAAAAGCAGACAAACAGCTTGATACGTTCGAAAAAGATTTGGCAAAAGCGGGGACTAACGCGGGGGCGGCATTAGATAAAGCATACAGAGAAGCGGTATCTGATATTGCAAGTCAATCAAAACGATTAAAAGACACGTTTGTAAATGCGTTTAAATCGATGGGAAATGCTGGATCAAATGCTTTAAAAGCTAGTTTAAGCTTTATGCGTGAATTGCCTGCAAATGTTGGTTCTGCATTATCCAAACTCGCCTCAACTGTCAAAACCGGATTCGTAAACGCTGCTAAAGCATCTATTACAGCTGTTAAAAATCTAGGAACGAGCATAAAAAACACAGCGGTTAATATCAAAAACGGCTTCTTTTCAATTGCTAAGACAGTGCAAAGCAGTATTGTGTCAGCTGTCAAAACATCAATTAATGTCATTAAATCCATCCCCGGCGCAATTAAAAGTGCTGGAAGTAGTATTAAATCAGCATTAGTAAGTAGTTTGCATGCAGCTAAAACGGCTGCTATTTCTTTTGCCCAAACAACTGTAAAAGTTATTAAAAGTATTCCAGGAGCAGCTAAAACAGCGGCTACAGCAGTGAAAAACAGTTTCGTAGTAGCTTACAAAGCGGTGGTAGTTGCTGCTTATATGAGCGTAAAAGGAACTATTAGCGCTGTGAAAGCTATTCCTAGCGCTACAAAATCAGCAGCGTTAGCAGTAAGTAGCGCAATGAAAACAGCGTTTAGCGCAGTAGTGAGTGCGGCGAAAACAACAGGAACTACCGTAAAAACAGCATTAACAAATGGTTTTAGTGCAATTAAATCTGGAGCGAAAACAGCTGGTCAAGTTGGAATATCAGCGTTAAAAGGTCTGGGAAATGCCGCTAAAAGTACGGGTTCACTAATTAAAAACGGTTTAGTGAGCGGATTTAACGCAGCTAAGTCAGCAGCGAAAGGCGCCGGCGCCGGAATGCGTGAAGCGCTTAAAAATTCAGTCGAAAAACCAGCGGAACAAGCTCGTTTTAGTATACTCAGATTAGCGGCAGCATTCGGATTAATTGCAGCAACAAAAAACGTGGTAGGTAGCGCAATCGGTCGTGTTGATACGATTGATACAGCGACTAAATCACTAACAGTCCTTACTGGTTCGGCAAAAGATGCGCAGTTAGTTATGACAGACCTAACAGCAGCTATTGACGGCACGCCAATTGCGCTCGATGCTGTCGCATTAGGCGCTAAGAAAATGGTAGCCGCTGGTATGCAAGCCGCAAATGTAAAACCTGTATTCACTGCTATTGCTGATGCGGCGTACGGCGTTGGTAACGGATCGGAATCAATAGACCAGATGACAGATGCTATTTCAGCTTTACAAGCATCTGGCGTCGCTTATTCGGATGATATTAACAGATTAGTAGATGCTGGCGTTCCTGCTTGGCAAATTCTAGCAAACTCGACAGGTAAAAGCGTTGGAGAAATGAAAAAATATGTATCTGAGGGGTCGCTGGAATCAACTAAAGCTATTGCAATGCTAACGAAAGGTATCGAAGAAGGTACTACAGGAATGGCTGGTAATACTGCAAAAATGGCAGGACTTGCAAAAACAGCAGGTAATACTATTAGCGGGTCATTTGCAAACATGAAAACAGCAGCAGTTAAAAGCTTGGCCAACATTGCAGAAAATTTAAAAGGCCCGATTATTCAAGCGCTAGATGTTGCTAAAAACGCATTTAAACAGTTTGCGGCAGTAACAGCTAGTCCAGAATTTCAGAAAAAGCTTTCTGATATGATTCAGAAAATAAAAGAATTAATACCTGTTATGGTAAAGCTTGCCCCAACTATCTTGAAAGTAGTAAGCGCTATGTTGGCTTTGCAAGCTGTTTCTAGTGTATATGTAGCTTTTTCAAATATAGGGAAAATGTTTGTTCCTTTGAAGAACGGTCTTTTTGTTATTGCTACAGGTTTCATGAAACTAGCAAAAACTATTAGACACCCTATCACTGCTATAAAAAACCTAGCCTTTGCAATAAAATATTTTATTGTAACTTCTGGCGCAGTAATAGCTATTGTAGGTGCAGTAATTGCAGTTTTATATGGCATGTATGCAGCTTTTAAAGAAAATACAGCAAATATTAAAGGCTTTCTATCTGGAATGTTCGATGCAGTTAAAAACTCTTTCGGCAAGATAGTAGATGTTTTTAAACAAATTGTATCTGCTTTGAAGCCTGTAGGGAGCGGATTTAAAGATATATTGAAATATATTGGTGTTGGCGTTTGGGTCGCTTTTGGTATTGTGTTAGCGACTGTCGTTGATATTATTCAAGTGCTAGCCAGAATTGTTCTGGTTGCGATTAAAGGTTTACAGGGGCTTTATTATGCTATTAAAGCGGCGTTTCAAGCACTCAGTGGTGACTTAAAGGGGGCTAAGAAAAGCCTTGAGCAGTCAAAAGATGCTTTTGTAGACGCTGGTTCTGCAATTAAAGACGCATTCAATAAAGATAATTATGCCCTAACTGGGACAATTGAATCGCTCAAAGAAATGGGAGGAGAAGCAGAAAAGACTGGAACAAAAGCGGAAACGTCGAATAAAAAAATATCTAGTAGTTTGAAATTAGTTGAATCAACAGCAAAGCAGACAGAAGCAACTGTTACTAAATCAAATCAAGCTATCGATACAATGCTATCTGGCGGTGTAGATCAGTACGGCAATAAACTTAGTGAGAAAACTAAATCATTCTTAAATGCAGCCAAAGAACTTTACGGACAATATCAAGAATCAGCTAAAAAGTCGCAAGATAAATATAGTGTTGCTATGGAAAAAGCGCAAAGCTTAGAAGGAGATAAACGTAAAAAAGCTATAGCAGATGCAAACGCAACGTTAGTAGCAGAGATTGACAAAAATAACGGTACCCTTTTAACTCTTCAAGCAGATTATGCAAAACTACTAAAAGATAATAAATGGGTTGATGGTACAGAGTTAACGGCACAACAAAAGAAATTTTTACAACAACAAACTGCCGATATCCAAGCAGAGTTGGCAAAACAAAATCAACTATATGTAGAAGGTAACTTGTTGAAATTAGCAAACGGCAAGACGTTAAACGAAAAAGAACGCGCTACAAGCATTGAAGTGCAAAAAAGCTTATATGGCGATAGAAAAAAAGCCGTTGAAATAGGCGAAAAAGAACTAGCTGATTTGAAAAGAAAAAAAAGCGATGCTACAACTGAAACTGAAAAAGCAAACTATCAAATTCAAATTGACGAACAAACTAAGAAGAACAAAACATTAGCTGGAAACTTACAAAAATGGGCTAGTGAAATGAATGCTATTATCGCGAACGGCGGGACTTTAAACGCAGAAACTTTTGCAAAAGGTTTGTCAGAAATGGGAAATATTAGTGATGAACAATTAGGTGCCGTTTGGCAAGACTTTGTAAAAGTAAGTGGTTCCATTGATAATACGTTAGCCGGGCTAGCTGCTGTCATGAGTCAACGCGGAGGCGAAGGAGTACAAGCGTTTGTAACCGCACTTCAAAGCGGAGACTACACAACAGCAGCATTAAAAATCAATGACGACGTTTTAAATACTATTTCAGGGCTTCCGAATAGTATGTTTTTGAATGGTCAGAGCGGAAAAGACCAATTCCTTTTAGCTATCAAATCAGGCGATTTTCAAGGAGCAGGAAAGTTTCTTCTTGATGGCGTAAAAATGGGTGCTGACCCATTACCAGGAGAGATGGAAAAGAATGGTAAAAAATCAGGAGATGCTCAAGCAAAAGGTGTGAAAAGCACCGCTGAAGCAAATAAGTCTGCTGGTAAGGAAATCAAGAATAATGCGAAAAGCGGAGCGTTTGACCCGAATTTGTTCAAAATGACAGGTTCGAAAAACAGCTCAGGGTTTAATAACGGTATTTTAGGCGGAAAAGATGGGGCGTTTTCTGCTGGAACAAGCGTTGGAGGTTCTGCGAAAAGCGGGGCAGCTTCGGTTGATTCTAGTGGAGTTGGTTCTGATTTCGCGGCAGGTTTTGCGAACGGAATTAGAAGCGGGGCGGGAGCTGTAGGAGAAGCTGCTGCTAGTATTGCAGCGAAAGCATTAGCAGCTGTACAGAAAAAACAAGACTCGCATTCACCTTCTAAGAAATCTAAAAAACTAGGTGGCGATTTTGGTTCTGGTTATTCGCTGGGAATTGCGAGCAAAACAAAAGCAGTTACGAAAGCGGCAAGTAATCTTGTCGCAGGAGCGTTAGGGACTGAAAAGCAAATCAAAAAACTATCTAGTACGTTGAAAGACAAAGTATCCTCAGCTATTGACGCAGGTTTGCATTCTAAGAATAAGAGTCGTGGTCAACTCAAACAAGCTAAAGCATTAAATAGCATTGAGGGTTATATCGCTCAACAAACAAACAGATTAGCTGCAACAGCTAAGAAACGTGATAAAGTAGTCGCTCAATTAAAAGCCGCTAACACAAAAATGGCAGACTTGACGAAGCAAAGTAAAGAGTATGCAGCTTCAATCACTGAAAAAATGCAAAGCTATGGTTCTATTAGCAACGTAGACGCAGAAAATCCGCAGTCGATTCAGCAAGAAATGCAAAAACGCTTAAAAGAAATCAAAGCTTTTCAAGCGAATGTGGAAAAATTGCGCAAAAAAGGCGTTAGCAAGGACATTATAAGCGATATCTTGGAATCGGGAGTAGAGAACGGTTCATCTTATGCGCAAGCTCTTGCTAAATCTGATGCTAAGACAATCAAAGCGATTAATAGCACGCAGAATCAAATCAATTCAGCATCTAAGTCAATGGGTAACACAGCTGCTAATGCGATGTATTCCGCTGGTATCAACGCGGCAAAAGGTTTGATAAACGGGCTTAACAGTCAGAAAAAGCAACTTGAAAAAACAGCTAAGAGTATCGCTAGCACGATCACTAATTCAGTTAAAAAAGCGCTTAAAATCCATTCACCTTCACGCGTGGCTATCGAGCTTGGTAAATTCTTTACTGGCGGTCTTGGAAATGGTGTTTTAGCTGGCGCTAAAGGTGCGGTTCAATCGACTAACAAAATGGTCGATAAAGTAGTAAACGCAGCTTCTAATATGACCGTTCCGACTATCACTTTGCCGAAAGTTTCAGCTGAAAAAGCGTTGGGGCTAAAAAGTAGCGATCTAAACAGGACTATTACAGTCAAAGCTATTGTAGAGAATGAATCTAAAAATAATAGTAATTCTGACTTAATCAATGCAATTGAAAAATCTGGCGGTAGGCCTATTATTTTAAATGTTGATGGAAAAGTTATTGCTGATAGCACTAATAATCACCTAGGCAATTCGACTTCATTAGCATTTTACGGAAAGGGGCTATAACATGGCTACATCACTAGCATTAGTAATTGAAGGTAAAACATATATGCTTAATGAATTATTTGATTTAGAGGTAGGAGAAGTGAGCAGAGAACCGCCACAAATAGTTAATAATTACACTGAATTCGCTGGTTCTGATGGCGCCAGAACAACAGATAGTAACTTTAGTATGTTTCCTATCTCTATTTTGTGCCATTTTCAGACTAAGACAGCGGATTTATATCATATTAAATTAGATGAGTTATTGGAACTTATTTATCAGAGAAAAGAATACTTTTTAGTTCATTCTAAAACGCCTGGTAAAAAATATAGAGTACATCCTAGTGGCGTTGCTATTTACCGTAAAGCGCCGGGATACGCAGATTTAACGCTTGAATTCGATGTGTTTCGTGGTTATTCAGAGTCAATAGGTTCAACGCTAAGCGACACAATTCTAGACTGTGAAAAATGGCAGTTTGGACAAGGTTTGGCGATGGAAGATTATAGATATATTCATACGAAAAACAGATTTATTATATATAACGGCGGTAGTTTTGACATAGATCCGCGCGAACACCAGTTAACCATAACGATAAGAGGACAAAATGAAGGAGAATTAGTTATTAACAACATTACAACTGGAGATAGATTTATCTATTATCCTGCTCTAAGCGCTACAGACACGTTAGTAATTGACTCTGCTACACCTAGAATAAACGGTAATCCTTGTGGGCGCTCAACAAATCACGGTTTAATAAGTTTGCAAAAAGGAGAAAATCTTATCGAAATTAGTAATACTAGTCATTTAGATACGAGATGGGATTTCTCCTTTTTGTATAAGTAGGTGAATACATGAATAGCGATATTATAGTTGCTGATTTTTGGAAGAATAACGAAGAAATATTAACAGATTTTGATAAAGAAAGTTTTTGTGAAACCTGGACAGAAAACGAAATGTGGAACATTGAATTTAAAGTTACACAGACAAATAAAAATGCCAACTGTTATTCATTTTTAGATTATGAAAGTTCTGTTTTTTTTAGAGGTCAAGAATTTGTTGTAAAACAATTAAGTCATGAAGCAATTGGTCAGACGTTATCTAAAGATATTAAAGCACCTCACGTTTACTATACGTGCCAGGATGGACGGCAAGATGACCAGATAACAGGGTCATATACTTTAGCGCAATGCTTAACTCATATTTTTAAAGCTGATAGCAGAGGTTTTACATGGGAAATAGTCGACCCTTCTAACCTGCTCGAAAAAGTTCAACAAGAAAACTTTGGAAATAATAACTACTTAACGCTTATAGATCAATTACTTGAAGATTATGGAGTGGTTGTTATTCCGGATAATAAGCATTTAGTTTTTAAACCGCGCGAAAATTATGGTACTAAGACAGAAAATTTCATTAGATATAAATACAATACAGACGAAGTAAGTTTTGATATTGACACGTTAGCCCTTAAAACTAAAATAAAAGGTTACGGTAAAGTGGATAGTAACGGGAACAACTATTTTCCCCCGATTACTTATACTAGCACGGAAGTAGAAAAATGGGGTGTTCGTTGGCAAGAACCTATTTCTGATGAACGCTACACGGTCGCCGGCAATATGCAAAGGCGACTGAAATTAGAACTGCAAGATTATCCTGCTACAACTGGTAGCGTTACTTTAAAACAAGAATATGACTGTGAAAAAGGCGATTATGTTCTATTTATTTATGAACCGCTTGGCATTGATTATGATGTACAAATAGTCGCTTACAAAAAATATCCTTTTTCGTTGAAAGTAACAGAAATAACACTATCAAATAATAAAAAATCTATTGTTGCAATCATGGCGCAATTAGCAAAAGCACTGAAAGGAGTGAAGTAAATGTTAAACCTTGAAAAATGGGGAAATACGCTGTTTGATTCTAATAAATATCAACAATTTAATAGCAATATGGAAAAAATTGAGAAAGAATCACTATCAAAAGATGTTGACATTACAGCAACAAATAATAGAATTGATAACATTGTCTTAGAAGCAGGTGGCAATAATATTACTGAGGTAGTTGACGCGAGAACTAGTAAAAATGGGCAGATTTACAATACGTTAAATAGTCGCTTAAATGGTGATTATTCAGCTATCGCAGAAGAATTAGCAGAGTCTAACGCATTGTTACAAAACGTAAATGAACAAAATATAGAGTTAAGAAGCAAGTTAGACGAGCTGTATGGCAACTCGACAACTGATATTGAATATTATGTTAGTAATGTGAACGGAAGTGATCTAACAGGTAACGGCGATATTGATAAGCCATTTAAAACAATACAAAAAGCTGTGAATATGATTCCAAAAATCAAAGTAGGCGGAGACATATACATTAATTGTGAACCCGGACAGTACAATGAAGATGTTTATGTAAGTTCTATCAGCGGTGCAGAACATTTTTATATCCGCTCCACAAATTTAGCAACGATTGATCACAAGACATCACAAACCGGTTTCTTTGTAAAAAGTATCACTTTCTCCGGAATTATGTTTCAATGCGTTGTTCAAGGCGTTAACTCTATGAGTACATCAGTTAATAACAGCAAAGCAGTTGTTAACTTTTTAAGGTGTTGGTATGGCTCAGTTTCGAACTGTAGATTTGATACAAACTTAAAATCTACGGATGTTGTTGCTGTCTTATATGATCAGTCGCGAGGGGGTTGCTATAACAATTACTTTGCGAACCAGAATATTATCATGTCTGCAGAATTCTTAAGTCAAGCGTATTTTTTCGCAACTAATATATGCGAAGCCACATCAAACATCGGTCTTAAATCAACGTACGGAAGTATTTTAAGTAAATCTTCTGCTTCTATAAATTTAAATTCAACTACTGCAGAACAAAAAATTTATGGGGGGCAGATTTTCTCATGACAAACAAAATATTTAAATCTGCTATTCTTGACTTTTCGGTTAGCGCCCAAAATGCTAAAGCAAATGTTCCACAGATTCGTTTTAGTACACAAGATTCTGGTGGAACAGCTAGATTAGTATTCGCAATAAAAAAAGAAGATTACAGCTTGCCGCTTTCAAGCGCAGCAGAGATAACGCTTGCGATGGTAATGTCCGTTGGTGAGGAATATGAAAGCAAATACGTGGTTAATCCAGTTATAACTAATCGAGCGAAAGGGATTTTTGAATATTCGTTAACTGATGATCAAATAAGCCACAACGGACAAGTTAATGCAGAATTATATGTTAAATATCCAGAACAAGCAATGCAAATCAATCGTTTTAATTTTGAGATTGAAAAGGCGATGATTGATGACAACTTTTTCCCAGTTGCTACGTATTATGTTGAACGTTGGGATAACTACGAAAAAATATTTGATGAATCTGTAGCGGAATTATCAAATAAACTAGAAGCATTAGATGTAAGGGCAGATAATATACAAACGCAATTTGATAGCTTTAGTCCAGAACAATTTACTCCAAAAGAAGAATTTGAAAACCACATATATAACTCTGATATTCATGTAACAATCGCGAATAAAATAGCGTGGGAGTCAAAAGAAACGATGGAAGGGTCACAAGCAAAAGCAGATAGAGCACTTGCTGATGCAAAAGCAGATTCACAAGCAAAAGCAAATCAAGCTTTAGTAGATGCGAATATCTATACAGACAATTCGAGTAAAGAAACGCTTGTATGGTCTGGCTCTTCGTATTTCCTAGAAACACATATTTTCTCGTGGGATGCAACAAAAGTAAAACATGGAGTTTTACTAGAATTCTCACGTTATGCACCGGGAACAGGAGTACAGGATTATGGTTATATTCAGTACTTTTTTTCAAAAGAATATCTAGTGAGAAATAATAATAAAGCGACGTGGGTGAATATGCCGGGTGCAACAGATGCAGCAAAGAAAACTATTAGATTAACGCCTACAAGCGTCAGTGGTGATGCAACAAACGGGCAAGCACCAAGCACTAGCTATGCATTAAGAGCAGTCACAATCTTTTAAACAGGAGGTAATCAACATGAAGTCATTTGTTACGGTCAATAGTGCTGGATATATCGATATGTGGAGCAATCAAAAAGTCGAAGGATTTGCAGAAGTTGAAACATCAGAAAACAACATAAATCTAATTAATGTATGTAAAGTTGAAAATGGTAAAGTTATTTTAGATGAAAAAAGGCAAAAAGAGATCATTAGTAATCAACGAGCAGAGAAAACAGAATTAGAAAAATTAAGAGAGGAATTACTACTCACCCAAGAAGCTTTAGCAGCACTATTTGAAAGTAATTTAGGGTGATGACATGGCTTATATGATACCAATTTATGTTAATTTAGTGATGAACGGAAGGAAAACAATTGAAGAAGTCCCTTCTGCGTTACGTAATCAAGTGAAAAATAAAGTGGAAGAACTGAGAGTGGAACAACAAATACAGTCAGAAGAAACAGAAGCCGAGTAGGCTTATTTTTATGGAGTCACACGAGGGGATGATGAAAATTGGTACTTGGGAGCATATCAATAGCAGGAATGAGCGTGGGCGAGTTAATAGCGTTAATCAGCTTAATTGCGGCGATCGTAGGGTTTGTGATTAGGTGGGCGCTAGTCGCGCCTTTAAGGAACATGATTGATTCGCTTGACATTACATTAAATAGTCTGAGAGAAGAAATGTCAGAGAGCAAAAAAGACCGCATCAGCTTAAGAGAAAAGCAAAACGATCACGATAAAGAAATCGCTTTATTGAAGCGGGAAGATAAAGCGATTTGGAAGTATATAGCGAAAACTGAGAAGGAGGAAAAACAATGAAAATAAATTGGAAGATAAGAATGAAATCAAAAGTATTTTGGGCGTCAATCATTCCGCTAGCGCTTGTATTAATTCAGCAAATACTAGGCTGGTTTGGTGTAACTATTCCAGCAGAAACGATTAACAGAGAGGCGCTGGACATGATTAACAGCGTGTTTCTGCTACTCGGCGTGTTAGGTGTTGTAAATGACCCAACGACTCCTACCGCAAACGATAGCGATTTAGTATTGAATAAAAATAAAAAAGTAGAGGATGAAAAATAATGGCATTATATTATGAAGAAAGAAGCAGAAATAACATTGCTAAACTTGCTGCTAATACACGAAAAAAAGCACGTGAATGGTTTGACTGGTGTTGTGAAAATGGGATTGAGGTTTTAGTATATGAGACTATTCGAACAAAAGCGCAACAATCCGCAAATGTCGCTAATGGAAAATCGCAAACAATGCGTTCGTATCACATTGTTGGGCAAGCATTCGATTTTGTAATGACAAAAGGAAATACAGTCAATTGGAATGGTTATAATACTAGTAATGCTAAAAAAGCAATTGCAAAAGCGAAGTCCCTTGGATTTTCATGGGGTGGGGATTGGAGCGGTTTTTTTGACTGTCCACATATGCAATATGAATACAAGGGCTATGGGACAGATAAATTTACAGCAGATACTCCAACTACTACGAAAAACACAGGTAAACAAGGAGTGTATGCACGAGGTAATTTAAACATCCGCACAAAAGCAACGTGGGATAGTACTACAGCGTTTAAAGTGCCTGTTTACTACTATGCGCAAATTTTATGGGATACAAAACAAGGAGAGTGGGTGCAAATTGAGTTTCAAGGCAAGAAAGGCTGGTACAAACCGAACTTTAAAGATTATTGGTTCGAGAAAGACCCTTGCATCGCTTATATCTGCACAGCAGATGTTAATTTCCGGAAAAGTTCAAAATGGGATAGTCCAGTTGCACAGAAGAAGAAAAAAGGCGATACTGTGCGAATGGTAAAAAAAGCAAAAAATGGTTGGCTAGAGTTCGGGCTAACGAATGGAGTTATTGGTTATATTCCAAACTCCGCAAAATATGTGAAGAAAAAATAATTTTGATGCCCTCGCTTTTGCGGGGGTTGTTTTTTAGGAGGTAATACATCATGGGAATATTTGAAAATAGAAGTATCATATTAGATGATAACATTACAAATGTGGAAGATTGGCTTACACCAGAGGAAGCAATTGACATTTTTTCTCAAGCTGGTTACACGTTGACTCCGAAATTTCAAACGCCTAAAATGAAATTGTCTGAAAAAATTATTAAAATTGAAACTGAAAAAGGATATACTCAAGAAGAAGCTGCTAAATTAGCAAAGATAAAGTTAGAATTATTTGTACAACTTGAACTAGGAAGAGAGGATATTCATATAATGCACTATATGAACACCCTTGCTCGATTGGAAGAAAGTTAGGGCTTTTTTATGCAAAAAAATACCCCGAACAAAGAGTTCAAGGTTGCTGTTATATTCAGATGAAAAAAGCAACTGATTTCGGAGTTAGTTCGGAAAATCAGCCCCTCTGTTATGGGGCTGGATCAGCTAAGCCAGCGGATAACGACCATAACAAACCTTCCGCCGGCAAGAAACTAGGTAAGTTCAAAGCAGGACAAAAAGGCGTATTGAGCAAGAATGCTGATCGATACGCTACTGGTGAAAAGATTCCAACAGACGTTAAAAATAAAGCCTACACGGTCATTCAAGCGAAGAAAGAGAAGCATGGTACTTCTAGCTATAAATATCTAATAAAAGAGCTCAACAGCTGGGTATGGGGCGCTGATATTAAGGTGCAGGGGGCTAGTAGTTCCAGCAAAAAAGAATACTACACGGTAAAAAGTGGCGATAATTTAACTGCGATCGCAAAGAAATATAAAACGAGTGTAAGTAAGCTGCAGTCGTTGAATAATATTAAAAACCCTAACTTGATTAAGGTAGGACAGAAGTTACGAGTTAAGTAACCAAAAAGCCCACTCTCGTGACTGAGGGTGGGTTTACATATGTTCTTATAGTATCTCGTGTTTTCTGTTTTTCTTTTATTTTTGTTTACATTTTGTGAAAAGTGATATAATATTAATGGAGGTGTTAACCAACGAGGTTAAGGAGATTTTTATGGAAATATATGCTAAAACTAAAAAAATGACTAAGAATATTAGTGAAGAGTCTCTACTGATAAGGGCATATGGTACAGATATCGGAAAAGCACTTATCATGAGAATTTCAGAGTTTAGAGCGGCTGAAACTTTGAATGAAATTAGTCACTTAAAACCTCAACGTTTACACCAACTAAAAGGAAAAAAATTTAAGAATTGTTTTGCTGTCGATTTAACAAAGAATTTTAGATGTATCTTCGAAGCGTACGACGAAGATGAAAATCTGACTCTAGTTAAAAGCGAAGCAGTAATAATATTAATTGTGGAAGTAGGGGATTATCATGGCAATTAATGGCTATAAAGTAATGCCAAATTACGCTACTGTCCCAGGAGAGACGCTAAGAGAAGTTATAACTGATCGCCAAATGACTCAAAAAGAGTTGGCGAGTAGGTTAGACATAACTCCAAAACATGTTTCTAACATCATAAATGGAGAAGTTCAACTTACTCCTGAAACAGCTAAAAAACTAGAATTTGTATTTGATGTCAATGCTTCTTTCTGGAATTCGCTGGAAAAGAATTACCAAGAGTATAAACAAAATAAAGCTTCAGAACAGAAGCTTAAAGAACAAGAAATAATATTAAAGTCTTATCCAGTAAAAGAATTAGAAGAAAAAAACTTTATAGAAAAAAGTAACACGGCTGTCGAAAAGGTTAACAATCTATTGAAGTTTTTTGGGTTCGTATCTTTTGATGCTTTAAAAGCCTATACAGATAATGACGCCAACTTTGCGGGGGCATATAGATTGGCTGTTAATAGCGGACAAAAAGTAGATAATAACGCTTTAATCGCATGGATAAGAAAAGGCGATATTGAGGCATCTAATATTGATACTGACCCATTCTCTAAAGAAGATGCAGAAGCAAGTATTATGACATTAAGAAGTTTAACTAAAGAAATTGACCCTCAATCGTTTATTCCTAAACTACAAAAAATTTGTGCAAGCTTCGGAGTAGCTATTGTATTTGTTCCAGAAATTAAAGGTAGTAAAGTTTGTGGAATGACAAGGTGGAGTTCAAATCCGCAAAAAGCTATAATTCAATTAAGCTTACGATATAAAACTAACGATGTATTGTGGTTCACTTTCTTTCACGAATTAGCGCATATATTAAAACATAAGAAAGAGCCCTTTATTACTACTCAAAAATATAGGGTTAGCGAAGTGGAAAAAGAAGCAGATAACTTTGCTGCATCTGTTTTATTACCTCCCGATAAGTATGGGGATTTTATTAAAGAAAATGATTTCAGTAAGTCTAGTATAGTAAAATTTGCTCGTATTATGGAAGTTCATCCTGGAATTGTAGTAGGAAGATTGCAAAAAGAGGGTTATATAGAATATTATCAATTTAACGATTTGAAAGTTAGATATGAATGGAAACTCTAA